AAATGATCCCGGTGAACATTATCGCCATAAAGGCGCAGTTTACCGGCACACGAATAACCAATTGGGAAGAGGTGGATTTTAAAGATGACGATATCCCGTTCTGAAAACGTACACGCGCCAGCTCATTATGCCGGCGATATCGAGTGCATCGACGCGATGGTGCAGCAATTTGGCGACGATGCGGTCAAAACCGCTTGCGTGGTCCAAGCGTTTGAGATGCTTTGGAGATGGACAAAGAAAGGCGACCCGGATGAGAACCTCGAGAAAGCGCACTGGTGGCTCTCGTTTGCGATTGGGCAAGATCCACGCAGCGAGCGCTCATCGGACCGCATGAAACGCGGTCGCAAGCTAAACACCATAACAGGCGAGGAGACAGTGATCGATGCAAATTCAAGTCGGAACTAACATCCACGAATTCAAAAGGCAGCTCAAGAAAGTACAGCACAAGCAATTGCCTTTTGCCTATCAGGAAGCGCTGAACGATACAGCTTTTCAGGCGATGAGAGCCGCTAAAAAGCACATGCGAGAAACCTTCGAGCGACCAATTGTCGGCTACATACCCAAAGGCATAACCGTTCAAAAGGCTGTCAAAAATAAAAACATCGATCAGATGATGGCTAGGGTGGATCTCGAAGATTTTGGCGATAAAGGCCAAGCGCGTCGGGACATTATGAAGCCGCACATTTTGGGAGGCACTCGACGACAGAAGAAAGCCGAGCGCTTGTTTGTTGGCTCTGGGCGATATCTCTATGCCGGCAGAGATGCGCCGCGCAATCGATACGGAAACCTTCACAATGCTCAGATCGTCAAAGCGATTTCGGATATCGGACGCAATACAGACGCCGGGCAAAACACCAAGCGGCGCAAGAAAAAATACTTTGCGATCAATACCAACAAGCAAAGGACGATCATCATGCAGCGCAACGGCAACACTGCCACGCCGTTTATGGTCGAGGGCAAAAAGCCGCAATATAAAAAGCGTTTCCAGTTTTATGAGGTCATAACTAAAACGGCTAGACAAAACTTCCCGAGGAACATGACGCGAAACCTACGCAAAGCGATGAAGACTGCGCGCTAATGGATTTGCAGCAAACACAATCAAACGGCAACAAACCCCTGTCGACTGGCAAGTTTGCAACACGTTTGGAATTGATCGCAAAGGTCGCACAGTACAAGCGCCAGCGCCGCTCTCAAGAGCACTGTGCGCGGGTTTGCGGCGTCAGTAGGTCTACAATTGCCAAGATATATCGTGCTTTGTAGGGCATTTGGCGCGGGTCCTTCTGGCTCGATGCCGTGTGCGGGTAGTTCGAACTGCGATTTTTTAATAGTGAATAGATTTAAAAGGCATTAAAAATGAGGTCTATATAACCAAATGAAACAAGGACGCAAAACAGCAGCGGTCGAGGCCGAGGGAGTCGAGGATTATGCGAAATATAATGCGGCGCGCGCAAAACGTGAAGCGGCGAATGCTGAACTCGCAGAGCTGGTTCTACGCGAAAAAGAAAACGAACTTGTCGAAGTTGCCAGCGTCAAAAAGGAAGCCGACGCCGCCGCGCGTGAAGTAAAAAACGCATTTTTGGCACTGCCGGAGCGTATTTCATCCATTTTGGTTGGGCGCACTGAGAAAGAGATATTGTTCGAGCTGCGCCGCGAGGTAAAAAACACTTTGGAACTGGTAGCCGATCGTGTACAGCCAAACTTATAGCGAGGCGCTGCGCCCAGAACCGGATTTGACCGTCAGCGAATGGGCTGATCGGCACCGCGTTTTAGACCAAGCCAGCAGCAGCGAGGCAGGCAAATGGCGCACCGATCGCACCCCCTATCTACGCGAAATCATGGATTCTTTAAGCGCTCAGTCGACCGACGATATCGTCGTATTCCAGAAAGGCGCGCAGATTGGCGCGACCGAAGCCGGCAATAATTGGCTTGGTTATGTGATCCATCACGCCCCCGGCTCGATGCTTTACGTTATGCCAACTGCCGATAGCGCCAAGCGCGCGTCAAAACAACGGATCGGGCCGATGCTAGATTCAATCCCGGAGGTTGCGAGCAAGATTGCAGCACCTCGAGCGCGTGATTCTGGCAATACCTTGTTTCAAAAAGATTATGCCGGCGGCACCTTGATCCTTACCGGCTCAAACTCAAACGTCGGTCTGCGCTCGATGCCAGCTCGATATCTGTTTCTCGATGAAGCGTCGAGCTATCCTAGCGACGTTGACGGTGAGGGCTCGCCAGTACAGTTGGCAATCCGGCGCACCGCGACATTTAAGCGCAATCGCAAGGTGTTTATGTGCAGCACCCCAACGATCGACGGACTTTGCACCATACAAGAGTATTACGAGCAAAGCGATCAGCGGCAGTTCTATCTGCCCTGCCCCCATTGTGACGATTTCATTACAATCAGTTGGGACCGCATAAGCTGGCAAAATGACGACCCCACAACGGCGTGCTTGATTTGCAGCGAGTGTGGATCTGAGATTGCTGAAAGTAACAAAACCAACATGCTTTTGCGCGGCGAATGGCGACCCACTGCTACCGGCAGATATAAAGGCTATCACCTCAGCAGCCTATACTCGCCGCTTGGCTGGTACAGTTGGAGCGATGCCGCCACCGATTTTATGGCTGCTAAAAAAGGCAGTCAGGAACAGCTAAAGACGTTTGTAAATACGGTGTTGGGAGAATGCTGGCGGGAACAAGGCGAACAGCTTGATCCGGCTAGCTTGATCGTGCGCCGGGAGGAATACCCGGCAGGCATAACTTTTGACAAAACCACCATCGGCATCGATGTGCAGAAAGATCGTTTGGAACTTGAGCACGTTGGCTGGGATGCCAAAACTGAGGAAAGCTGGTCGCTCGATTACATGATTTTAACGGGAGACACGGCACAGCCGGCTGTTTGGGATGATCTCGCAGATTTACTTGATGATTTAAACCCTGACTCGGTGGCAATTGACAGCGGATACAACACCAGCCTTGTCTATGCGTTTTGCGAAAAGCGCAAGTATTGCCACGCGGTCAAGGGCGTTTCTGGGTTTGGCATTACGTTGATCGAGGACCTGCAAAAACGCGCGCGTCGATTGGCGCGCCGTCGTAAAAAGGCGCTCAGTGCAGAGCCTATTGGCGTCGATCAAGGCAAAAGCATCGTCTACTCTTATCTCACAATCAGCGAACCGGGACCGGGATATTGTCATTTTCCCGCAGACGCGGCTTATGATGACGAGTATTTTGCGCAGTTGACGGCTGAAAAGCTGGTCACAAGGTACAGCAAAGGCCGGCCAAGGCAAGCATGGGTCACAACCCGCGCTCGAAATGAGGCGCTCGATTGCCGTGTGATGGCTCTCAGCGCCTTGCGATTGAGCAAAAACCAGCGCAAACGTTCACCAATACCGCAGCAAAAAGCGCCTGAAACGCCGCCAAATGACGTACAAACAACGTCAAAACGACGGAAATGGAGTATTAACGCGCAACCTCAAGGCGCTTGGTTGTGATCGAGGCTATCATAACCGAGGTGTTACACAGCAAAGTCGATCGATCGCTGGCCAACGAACTGCGCGATGCGATTGTCGAAGCGCTGCATAAGCAAGCTGGCGGCGATACGGTCTATATATTGAAGAAGCCGAAAATTGATCGGAGCTTGTTGAGGGCTGAATTTAACGGCAGAAACATCGACGATTTGTGCGGACGTTTTAAGATAACGCGCCAGCGGGTGTATCAAATTTTGAATGAAAACTGAGGGCTATGCCCTCAGCTCAGTAATCAACTCTTGAATTTTTTGCGCTTCTGCATCCGTGACCCAAAATTCAGCGCGTTTTAGGCCAAGGCTTTTTTTGCGTTCGCGCTCTGCGCTTTTGCGTTCTGCTGCGGTTTTCGCAACGATGGCTTTTTCAACTTCTTTCATTCTTTAATCCCATCTTAGGATTTGTGTAACGTGTTCTTCACCGATAGCATTCTTGATGCCTTCGTCTAAGCATCTGTTGCGCCGCATTCAGCCATGCTGATCACTTCGTCCCAAAACTCTGCGGCTGGCCCAGAATACCAGTGAATCACAAACGATTCAGCGCCGCTTGAGTCCCAAATCTTACGATTAGGGGCATCGACACAAATGTGCTTGTCGGTAGCGGTGATGTAGCTGACATCCCAATCGACCTGACCCCCTTGTTTAGCGATCTCGGACATTGCTTGTTTTTTAGTTGCCATAGCATCTTCTCCCCTTAAGCGGCTTATGCCGCTGTCCAATATGAGTTCACTGGTCTATATCGGCAATCCCAAGAGTCGATGCACACCCCGTTTCTAACCGCTGTCAGATGCCCTGAGTTTATTACAACGGCAATCCCGTCAAAGCGCCAGTCGCGGAGCTTGATGTACTTGCCTTGGGAGTTTCTTGGAGGTTTGTTTTTGACAAAACCGTTTTGCTCAAGGTATTTTATCCACACCTTGTCATGGCTTGGAAAGGCACCCATATCCAGCCCTAGCGCCATTATCTCCCGGAAGGTCTCTTGATAGGTCTTGCCAGTCGCTATACTGATCGACCGGATCACACAGTCATCCTTGAATGTTTTGCAGATCCGACCGTTGTTTGTTTGCTGAAATTCCATCACGTTTCCCCTTGGGCGGCTTACGCCGCTCCTTTATTGACTTTAACATTGGTTAAAACTCGGTGATGAAGGCACTGGATATTGTAACCGCCAGCCCAGATAACCACGATTTTTACGCTAAAGCCGTCGATGATCCAATGACCTTCAAAGTTCTTGCCGTGAACCACTTTAAAGTTGTCAACGTCAATGCTTGTGATCCCAGCCTTTTCCATCTTCGCTGCGATTCTATTGTTTCGCGCTTTGTGGGTGTTGCGGGTACGCTTCTCGGTTTGTTCGATCTGATAGCTTAAACCGTGTTGTTTTTCGGTATATAGTTGAAGGCTAAATTCTCGGATCAATCGCTGTCGAACAACAATCATTTCATCAACTCGGTTCAGATTAACCTGATCTTGAATCTCAGCCTTACGATCATCAAAAAACTTGTTCATCTGCTCAACTTGAGCGGGAATGTTTGCAATAGACTGCGCGTCTG